TATTCCAACGCCCCCGTTCGCTCACGCAACAAATCCTTTTTGATTAGGAACTTGTATGCGATATGTAATGCGTCGTTTTCAATCGCTCCACAAAAATACGACATCGTGCGGGACTTGATTTTATAAACGTTTTGTTCCTCCCCCTTGACCTTCTCCGCCAATTCGGGATTATACAAATAAACCAAATCAATTGCTCGGCGACAATCGCTAATAAAATCGGCGATGAATGGGTGTTTGTTTTGGTGTAATAAATCCTTCCCTAATCCATCACGCCAACTCTTAAATCCACCGCCATAACCCGCACTACGGATTAATTCCTTGATGTCATCATCGTTAATTGGGTTCTCGGGGTCGCCCGAATAATACTGGATTAACATTTGATTATAATGGGGTGGGTCATTCAAATAATTACGAATGTATTGAAACTCCACATCGTTTTTACGCCCCAACTCACAAATGATACTTGGATGTGCTTTAACCATATCCAAATCCATCCATCCCAAATACTCCATTAACGAATGCTTGATTTCCCGTTTCAAATTGATAATACTGAAATTGTCATCGTCGCTGTAATGTCTTCCAATTCCGTATGGTTGTTTGTGTTTTACATACTGCTTGCTGGTGCGGGGGTCTGTGCGGTCAATAATTTTCTCTAATGTTTCCTTCCATTCGTCTAAACATCTCGGGTCATCCCTAATCATTTTCATTAGGACTAAATCCAATTGTTCTTCAAATGGTTTGCCCTTGAATGCGGAATATTGGGGCATCGGGTTTGCTAATTTCCAAATGTTGGTGATTGTCATTCTTATATATATTATATGTGTTGTTTTTAATATGTTTTAAACCTAAATGTTTTATGGGATAATTACCTAAATATATTTATATAAAAAGTATTTCAATTTTATTTTTTATGTATATAAAAATCAATAAACTAAAAATTTTATATACACGCATTCACGCATTCACGAAAAATTCATATCATCTAATATCTCGGGAGACGATTGGTCGTCTGTGTCTGTGTTGGGTTTTAGAGTTTCAACGAGGGTTATTATTTCGGCAAGTAATATGGGTTCTCTGTCTCTTAAAGATATGATTAGATTTTTGAGTTTAAACATTTCTCCAGCAAACTCGCCGTATCTTGAAAGGTCGTCATCTGTCAATCCTTTCTTTTTGTAATATTTGACTTTATCCAAGTTGCGGATATGTCCTAAATGTGTCTCTCTATAATCTTTATAATACTGCGACAAGTCGGCAGTCTTCTTCACTTTGGGGGTTCTATTTAATACACTCATCTTATATATAATGGCGAGATGTTTTTAAGTGTGTTTGAACTAATAACATTTAAGGCAACTTAAAGTGTTTGAGGTGATAATCCAATATTACGGGAGTGTGAATGTGTGTATGTGAATGGAGGGTTTAAAATCCATTTAGTAAAGGTGAATTTTCATTTTAAAAAATTCAAGTTATAGTATAATAAAAACGCAAAAGTCCATTCACGCATTCACATCCTTAATAATTGGTTTATTACGATATTATGGATGTGAATGGTGTGATGATATATGGTGTTAAATAATAATGTAAATATGTAAAAAGCAAAGTATGGTGTGGTGAATGGAGGTGTGAAGGGACGTGAAGGCACATTCACATATCCATAGTCCATTCACAGAATTTCGTATAAAGGTGGGATGCCTTTGAGGTAAAAACCCACGAAGCACACGGTCGGCGACGGTCTTTAAATAAGTTTCCCAAATTATTATCTCAACCTTAATTATATAATGCCCGTGAAAGATATTGATGGAGGTTTAGTGTTTCAAGGATTTAATCCAAGAGTTATAACCGATAGGTTGCCCGTTGATAAATATATTACTGTCCCGTTTAGGTTTGGTGGAAGCAATGTGCGAACATATCTGCCCCCAGTAATTCAATCCATTAAGGCATCCAGTCGCCTTTCAATTAAAAGATAGTTTAGCGAAATTATTTTATCCAAGTTATATATAAATGAGAACCATAGTATTCAATCAGTCTAACGTTATTCAAAACGGGTTTAACAATACACTTATATATAACTTCCCCAATTCAGTTGATTTAACTGGTGCTTATCTCGCAGTATCTAACGTGTATATGTATTACTCTTGGGACAACATTAACGCAACATACGCCAACAACTTATTTACTTACAACTGGATTACTGCTGCTAATCCCCCCATCACATATCAAGTTTTAATACCCGATGGTCTATACGAACTCGCACAAATCAACGAATACTTACAGTTTGTAATGATTGCGAACGGGCATTACCTCGTAAATGCTGCGGGGCAGAACGTATATTACGCTGAATTGATATTAAACCCAACTCGCTACGCAGTTCAAACCAATACATTCGCAGTTCCAACTGCCTTACCACTTGGTTTCACAAACCCCGCTGGTCTTGTATTCCCCACAATAACATTCAATCCAGTAATAACTTACCCCGCTTTCTTTAACGAAATAGTTGGATATGTTGCTGGGTTCGCAACCGCACAAAATTCGGGTGTTGGAACGACCCTTTCCTATTTGTCAAGCACTGCTCCCCAAGTTCAACCCAATAGCAATCTTTTAATAAGTGTATCGGGTATTGATAATAAGTATTCCAATCCATCATCCATCATATATTCAATTGCTCCCGCAGTCAATTTTGGTGCTTTGATTATTGAAAAACCCGCTGAATTCAACTTTAACAAAATGTTAAGTGGGACTTATAATCAGTTGCGATTACAGTTTCTTACTAACACTGGCGGACAAATTTACATTAGAGACCCAAATATGACGCTGATATTATTGATTAAGGATGCGGATGACTTCCTTGCGGATAGAGGTGCTACTCAAAACACTCGCCAAAATATGGAGGCGGGGAGCAATTCCAACGGAAATATTGGCGGTCAAGGGTTCGGTCGGCGTTTTTAACGATTAATTTATTTTGTTTAGGTAATATATAAATGAATTGCGACATCACGGAACAACACCTCAACAAAATATGGGAGGACTTTAGCAAGGAACAAATGCGACTAATGGGCGATATTAAGACGGGGAAAGATGAGGGCGAGGAGAAGGATATACACAAACAACTTACACAGATTAATACGATAATGATGGCGGTGATTAGATTAAGAAACATTAAAAAGAAAAAGAGCGACAATTTTTAATCTTATGTGTATATATATAATGCCGACACGACGAATGTTATTTAGACCACACACGATGGCGGGAGGACGTGTAATTACAAATAGAGGATGCGGGACTGGTATGGGTTCATTACTATTAGATAAAGGCGGGTCGGGCGGTGGGTCTTCCTATTATTCTATGGAGGATTATTTAGCAACAACTGGGGGACGGGGTTTGGGAGCGGGTCATTCATTTTCGCATCGCCCCGCCATCGCTAAAAAATCGTTTGGATTAGGTTTAGGAGGGGCAATTGAAGATAAACTCTCCCGTTTAATGGTGAAACCCGAAATCAAATTAAGGAAACCCAAAAATATCCAATTCAATATGTAATCCACTTTTAGGAAAAACGAATAATAAATAGTATTTAATGGATTTTTTTATCTCAATCCATTATATAAATGAGCGGTGATACTTTAGTGTTTGATATGTCTTCTATGACCGAAGGAACCCCACAAATTTTCGTGAAGAAGGACTGGTTAAATATTCTTGACAACCAGAACGGCAACTATAACGGCAACCAGTCGGTAGTAGATACTTCGCAACTTGCGAACTCCAATAAGTATATGAATTATCGTGAAGCGTATTTAGCAGTTCCGTTGATTTTGTCTGTCAGTGATTTAGCGGGTGCGACCCTTGTTGCCCCCCAAACTTCCGCCACAAGTGCTGATATGTATGTTGGGTTGAAAAATTGGTTCGGTTCAATTATTCACTCCTTCACACTGGACTACAACGGGACGACTATAGTTCAGCAAACTCCATTTGTTGGGTTGTATAACACCTTTAAGTTGATTACAACTCTATCATTTCAAGACGTGATTACGAATGGAGCAAGTATGGGGTTTTATCCCGATGACGCTTTGTCTTGGGGTTTTGTTCCTGGAGCAAACGGCACTTCTACGGGTGATAGTGTGCTTGGTGTGGGAACTTGTAATAACGTTAATTTCTTAAGAAGTGAAATAGTGAATGCTCAGTTTATGGGTTATAGATACGGAAACGTTGGATTACAGAAACGCCAAGAATACATCTCATTTGATGTAGATGGTATTACTGCTGGTATTGATGTGGTGGGTGCTGCCGCAGACGCCGTCGGTGTCGCTGCCTTTGGAACGTTGTTGGATGCTGCCCGTCTTACATCCCAATACAAAAATTACATCTCCCTTAAAACTGCTGACATCGTCCAGTGGTCTATTATGGCGACTATTCACCTCAAACATATTCATAATTTCTTCCAAAACGTGCCTCTGTTAAAGGGTGTTTTTATGAAAATGACCCTCAATTTGAACCAAACTACTACAACCCTTACGGTTGGTGCTGCTGGTGGTGATGATTTTGCCTCTGTTATAACCTCCATTAACAGTCCTCTTGGTGGTGTTGCTCCAGTGATGATTGCTGCCTCCACTACTGGGTCGGGAGGTCGTGCTGCGAGTGATTACAACGTTGTTGGTGCTGTTGTTGCCTCCATCGGTGTTGGTCGTCCCCCAGTGTCCGCCCAAGCGGCACTCGGCACTAACGTATTTACTAACTCAATTCAGTTATACGTCCCCGCTTACACTTTTAACCCCGTGTATGAGAGTGCTTATTTGTCATCCCCCGTGAAAAAAGTGGTCTATACCGATATTTACCAATACCAAGTGTTGAACGTTGGTTCGGGAACAACTTTTAATAACTTACTTACGAACGGAATTGCTAATATCAAGTCAGTATTAATTCTTCCATTTTTCACAAGCACCGCAAATGCTGGGATGTTGCCTATTCAGTCTCCTTACGATTGTTGCGGTGGTGGAACTACCAGTCCTCTTGCCTTGCTTACGAACTTTAACGTCGTGGTTGCGGGTCAAAATATGATATACAATACACAGCGTTTTTCATACGAGCAGTTCCTCAATCAACTCCAAGGTTGTAATGCCGTGAATGCGGATATGACCGATGGTTTGACTTCATCTCTAATTGGTAAGTTGGACTTTGAGAGCAAGTATTGTTATTACTACGTCAATTGTTCCCGTATGTTGCCCGTTGAAGAGAGCGTCCCTAAATCGGTCAGCATTATCGGTCTCAATTCATCTTTGAAGGCGGTTGATTTGTATTGCTTTATTGAGTATGGCGTGGAAGTAAGTATTGACATCCTTACGGGAGCAAGGGTTTAAATTTAGGAATAGTGCTTTATCTAATAATTCATCAAATCCCATTATTTTTTATCTCATCTTAAAATATAATGGATAGTTTTAGGGCAGTCAAGATTAGTGCTTCACCAAAGCAAATGTCAAGATTAAGAAACGGTCATCGTGTTCGCATTATGAAGGGGGAGGGTATAAATCTAATCATCCACCCATCTAAATATAATCACATCACCAAATCATTTTCAAGCAATAAAGGGGCAACCATTCAATTATCCCCCGAAGAATTATCTGCGAATATGAGCGTGGAAGGCGGTTCTATCTTTGGTAAAAAGGCAGACCGATTTGCGAAGAAGGTGCTTGGTAAGAAGGCAGTTAAGGAAATCCATACTATCGCAAAGACATTTCAACCATTAGTGAATGAGGGTTTAGACGCACTTGGTATGATGGCGACCCAATACGGCGTTCCACCCGAAGCAGTTGCTGCCTTATCGGGTGCTGCGAAGGGATATATTGATAAACCCAGTGATTATCGTGGGAAATCCGCTTCAAATGTTATGGGGACATTAAGTAAGGATGCCCTAATGGGTGTCGCTAAAGATAAACTAACATCTATGGGAACTGATTATTTGAAGACTACTAACCCGCAGTTATACACACAAGCAAAGGATATTCAGCAACAATACCAACAAGCAAAGGCAACCGTAAATGAAATCAAGAAACTAACTCAAGACCAGCAAGACGCAGCGGACGCAATCCGTCGTGCTGAAACTGGTGGATTTGGTCTATACGGTTCGGGACTTTATGCTGGGCGTGGATATGGAATGGGAGGTTCATTATTGTCAGTCAGTAATCACGCACTTCCCCCCGCACTTCAATCACAGAATGCGAGTGCTAATTTCCATTTTTCAACCCACCTCCCTCCCCATTTAATGTCTATGGTTGGACGTGGATTATATTAATTTAGGAATAATGTAAAACTTATATATTTATTTTGTTGTATAAATATATAATGCTGACAAGCGACCAAATAGAAGAACTCGCATCTCGTATGGGTATTCCGCTGGTATTCTGCGACTTTAAGAATGAACTGCCGACCAAATTACAAGCGAATAAGTCCTATATAATTAATTTGGAAAATGACGTAAATATGGATGGGGCATTAAATGGCGGAAGTCATTGGACTTGCTTTCAAGTGGCGATATATCCAAACGATACAAGGGAGGCAATTTATTTTGATAGTTTTGGTATTGGATGCCCCGAGATTATTAAGAAACGTGTTAGGGATACATTCGGCATTAGTATCGCACATACGACTAAAGACGTTCAATCGCTTATGAGTGATGCTTGTGGGTATTATTGTTTAGCGTTCCTTCACTTCATTAACGAGTGTCCGCATCGCAGTCGGCATTTGATTACAGACGCCAATACATTTATGGAGATGTTTGATGACTTGAATACGAGCAAAAATTGGAAAAAAAACGAATGGGTTTTGAAGCACTTTTTTCAATCCAAAGACCCGTTGATGCGAAAGACGGTGGATGTATTGGATGACAACATAGACGAAATGAAAATCAAAATGCGTGAGGCAACTGCCGTCCCAGTGGAAGTCAAATACGTATAAGGTGTTTATCCCTTAATTATATAGTGTGAATGTGTGAATGTGAATGGACGTTTTTAAATCGGTATTAGAAACCAAAATTTTTATCAATAAAAATTCAACCCCACTAAATGAATATTTAAACGTCATTCACCATTCACCATTCACACCCTCTCCCGAGATTAGGATGGGACGACCCAAAGACCCCAAAAAAAAAGGGATGACCCTTATGGGTTTTACGTTGGTTAATCCCAACCCTTTCATTTTTATATTTTTTATGATATGATACGATATATTATATTATACTACGCTAATCTAACTACTTAATTATCCTCGTCTTCGGCATCATCCTCTGCGACTGGGGCGTCAATCACGCAATGACCGCACACCATATGCTCCTCACACGCACGAACATTTCCGCATCCATCGCAACATCTTCGGGTTCTTCTTACGCATCCGTTCGCTCCGCATCGTAATCTTGGTCTCGCACTGAATGGGATGTCCGCCAATCGTTGTCCGTCTTCCAACACGACACGGGTGGATGATGGGGCGGGTCGGGATGAACCATACTCACGGGGGTTCAACTCAATCCCGATGACATCCTCCTCATCCTCATTGACTTCCAACACGGCACGACGTGTTCTTTGAACTCGGGGTTGTCTTGCGGGTCTTGGAACTGCGGGTTCATCGCCATCCACCACCAAATTTGCTCGGCGGGTTCTGCGTCCGCCAACACGGGCAACACGTTCGGCACGTTGTGTGTTTCTACGGGCGATTGGTTCTAAACGGGCAACTTCCGCTTTTAGTCGGCGATTTTCGGCAACCATACGGTCGTAATCCGCCAACTTCTCCGCATCGGTCATCGGTAATCGCACACCCAACACCATACGTT